CGCCGGATCTGGCGCTGGCTCAGGAGGCGGGCAGGAGGGCGCGCTTGACGGTGCGGAGCATGGCCGTCTGCCCGTCGCTGTCGAGGGTGTCCAGCCACGCCCCGGCGCGGTCGTCGATGCCGTTCCACGCCGAGCGCAGAGACGACCAACCGCCGTCCTGTGCCGCCGTCCGCAGGCTCGCACGCTGCGCCGGGGTCAGGGTGGCATGGCCGCTGATCTTGATGGTGTAGGCAGCAGCGCCGGTTGCGGCGATGATATCGGCTTCTTCGATGATGTCATTGGCGTATTCGGCCATGTCAGTGTCTCCTGTCGGTCGGGTCAGTGAGGGCGGAGCCGGTGAGGGCGGAGAGTCTGGAGATCGGATCGGGGATGTCCGGGGATGTGCAGATCTCTGTGACCCGCTCCATGTCGCCGGTCGCCAGCGCCATGCTCAGCAGCGGGAGGTAGAACGACCGCGCCGCCGCAGACCAGGGAGGCAGGTCAGATCCGGGGAGGGAAGGCTGGAGGATAGCGAGGGCGGTCGCGGTCATGGGGCGGTCGTCTCCCCGGCAGGCGCCGGATCGGGGTGAGGTGCAGGTGCGGCGGCGGGGCGCACCCCATACCACATCCCGGCGGCGGTGAGCAGGGCAGTCAGCAGCGGGACAACGACGGGATGCCGGATCAGGGTGGCGAAGGTGGCGGCGCCCTCGGCTTTGGTCGCGCGCAGATCGGCAAGGGCGCGGGCGTCAGCATCCTCCCGGCGCTTCAGGCTCTCTTGCAGCTCCGCGACTGTGCGCGCTGCTGCTGCCTCTGCATCCCCATGCCGCCGCAACTCTGCCTCAACGCGGTTCAGCCCGGATACGAGATCGGCCACCTGCTGCTGCCGAATCTGACCAGACAGGGAGAGCGCGTGGACAGCCTCGACAAGTCGGGCCAGTGCCAGCGCGAGGGGGTCATCAGCGGGACGGGGAGGCATCAGCGACCCGTCCAGGCCCAGTACCACGCATCGATCCCGTCCGCGATCAGCACCCCGACCTGATCCAGCCCCGCCTCCGTCCGCAGCTCTGCACGGTGCGCGCCGTCGATGAAGAACGGCTCAGTACAGAGCGCAACCGCTTTGACCCCGGCGATGCAGCCGTAAGCCTCGCTGTAGTCGCCGTCCCTGGGGACGCCGTTGGTATCGGGGCGGCACCGCTTCGCCAGCACAGCGAAAGGGAGGGCGTCGTCCAGGTGGCGCGCAACGGTCGTCGCCAGCGCGATCCCGTTCGCGGTCGAGGTCTGGTAGTCATAGAAGATCTCCCCGCGCTGCGAGTCCTTCCCACCCATCCCCGCGTTGAGGTGGCAGTTGAGGTAGACCGTCGCGCCCATCGCGTCAGCGGCGGCCTTGTCGGCGCTGTAGCGGTTCTTGTCGCTGACGCTGACAGCCCAACCGAGTTCCATGAGGCGGGCGCGCAGGGCGGCGACGTAGCGCCGAACCATCGTGACTTCTTGGAAGCCCTCGTAGGAGGCTCCGGCGTTCTCGCCCTTGTAGGCGTGTCCTATTGTAATGTAG